CTTTTTCTCATTTAACCACTAGGGTCCACTTGCTTTAAAGGCAAGAAACGTCTTGTGAAAGACGGGATACCTTGTTATTGCCAAGGACCTAAATCATGCCAACTCCGAGCATGAATTCGTGCTACCTTGGGTCTCGTTAGGGTTCTTAGGGTGTGAAATCCCCTAAGTGGTGCAACCTCATCAATCTCCGTTACCGAAGCGTCTAAGACGCCCGATAATACTGCCGCTGAAACAGCAGCAGATGAAGAGAGATTTGGTATGCTTCTTGATGCCGACAACAAGGCGGTATAACCCGCATCGAAGTTAGTCATCTGTCGTTTCGTGGGAACCTCTATCACTCCAGAGAAGGAATATCCCTCCCACCCCCGGCTTGAACGCCGGACGAGGGAGGGGACTGCTTCATCGAAGTTTGAGAGGAGCCCGACATCTCCGTATCCCTCAGGGATCCGATAGGATCTCCAAGGGGCGGGGATGCTATTGACGACTTGCTTCCAGCATTGCCGAAAACGAGCATCGCAACCGTGAAAACGATTGCGACGAGCGTAACGACGTATGCTATTAGCCAGCCGGTAAAGCGATGAGACATTTGACAGCTCTTCCTTAAGGAAGATCGGCCTAACGAGTATCCCGAAGAAGTAATCTTTTCCACAGCTCTCGCGAAACGGACCAGAAGAATAACTCTTCTTGTCATTAACGCGAAAGCCAGCAAAAGAGATCACTTTGGCTACGAAATCGTAAGAAGGTACAGGAACGACAATGTCGTCTCCATACACGCTGACGGTTCGGTCGCCTCCAACGATGGTAACAGCGGAATCCGCTAAAGCCCAAAAGATCAAACTTTCGAGCTCAAACGTATACGCGTTCCCCATCGAGGAAAACTTCTCATAGAATATCCATTGGTCTTCAAGACGACCGAACGGACAACGAAGAGAAGCGAGAGCGAGATACCAATCATCCGGAAGGAGGTAATGAACGAGTTCTTTAGAAATCGTATCACTAGCTCCAGATAGATCAATGGTAGCAAGGGTTCCCTCTCGGGAGCCCTCCTGAGCCAAGCGCTGGTTCCGTGATTGATCCTTAAGATCAATCCCAGCGCGTACGCGAAGAAGATTACGGATGGCGGTTCCGAAGCCCTTTTGTAAATATGAATTTACATGAGGCTCCTTCGCTATCACCCGATGCGTCTTCGCATTCTTCGGAACTAGCACGATCTCGTTACCTAGTACTCGATTAAATGCAGTGTCTAAGACACTACACGGAATCGAGGGCGTTTCTCCAGTTTCTAATTGAAGATTCGCCCAGGAGGGAATGCTATTTACACAGCACTGCCCCATAACGAGAGCGTTGCCCGTAACGTCAAGCCTCTTTGCGAACTTGACGTAGGCGGATTGGGCATTTCCGGAGGTCGCTGTGGTAGCGCCCGGACCCCAACCGAAGTGCTCCGAAACGGAGTCGAGATCAAGAGTTCCAAGAACCCGAGCAATTTTACGACGTGCTAACGAGAAAACCTCGTGCATCGTCGGGTCCCATAAAGATGGGTCCTCTCGGAGAGCTTTAAACTTCAAGTTCGACTCTTTACAGAGTACTTCAAATCCCTTAAAATCTTCGATCGCTTTCTTTTCCGGGTTCAAATCCGGGTGGGAAAACGACGGAAACTTCGATAAAAACTTGGAAACCAAGTAGTCATCGGAGAAATCCCTAGCGAAGAGATAATGTGAAGCATCGCACTCCAAGCTCACAAGCTGCGCAAATTCCCTATTTTTATAGAGAATCCACGCAGAGAGCGAGCGGGGGGTGTTGACTGATTCACACAGGGACAGAAACGTCGCCTCTAGACGCTTTTGGGCGTCAGCACGGTTCCCAAGTCTTAGACTTTGGGACGACAATTGCTTATGCATATTGCTCCTAGGTAGTTATCTATCTAGCGGGTCAGGTTCGGCCGATCAGGTTTTACCAGATCAGTTCGAGGTCCTGCACCTGCGACGTGACGATAGCTTCGTCGATCAGATCGCGCATTTGCGCAAGCAGGTCCTTTCGTTCCTGCTGCGTTGCGCGATCTGGCATGACAATGCTGAGGTCAGCGAGCAACGTGTATGCAACCGTCGGTGCCGGCTGAATACCCGAAGACGTCGAAGGAGACGTCACTTCGAGAACGGGGGTCTCGAGCTTCCACTCGACTTTCGTCGACTTGGAACGTGTGTCCGCCGGACGCTGCGCGACAGAAAGGCGATTTTGCCCGGCGTAGATGGCTTGAGTGCCATCCCGCCAGGTGATCACGCCATTCGGAAGCGTTTGCGCAGGTTTGTACACGTGGTTCACCGGGGTGCCAGCGGCATCGGTGAGGGTCACATTTGCTCTTTGAGCCATGATGTGAAGCTTTCACTTTGAGGAAAGTTTGCGAGTTAGGA